ATTTCCAAATATATTTTTACAAAATGTATTATATTTTTTATTAAAATATTCCCCAGATATACACATTGTTTCACTGTTTTTATCATTTTTTTTATAACGAATTTTAAAATGCTTGATATTACCGCGTTTTAAATTCTCAAAAGCACTTGTATAAGCCTTTACTAGATCATGCAAAGCTTCATCAACTATATGAGATACAATCTTTGAATTTTTAACATTATCTTTATTCATTAATTTTTTTTTCAATAATCCTCTTAAAGTGTAAAATGAAAAAGTTTTATTGTTTATTCTAGTATAGTATAAACCATAATTATACACATATTTATATATTTTAAACCAATTTAATAATATTTTCCTTTGTTTGATTGTTGGTATCAATTTGATTTTTTCTGCTCTGTAAAAATCGATTTTATCATCGGTATTATTAATTTGTAAATCAAAATCCTCAGCATTATTATCAATAAATTTATTTATATTAAACCATGCATTTGATCTAATATTGGTTTTGTGTAATTTAAGACATGGTATCCAGAAAGGTTTACATTTTTTTTTCTCAATCCTAAATTTTCTTTTTTTCTGGAAATTGGTTTATTTTTAAATTCATGTTTACAAACATCGCAATTAAAATAATATTTTTTCCCAGATGATTTGAATACATCTCTGGGTGTTAAATTATTATTTTTTGTTTTATTCCAACAATCAATTTTTAATTTTCCATTATGGGTTTTACCATCAAAACTTGCAAAGCTACGCTTAAAACAAAACTTACAATTTTCATCAGAACATAGTTTCCTAGAGGGTTTTGCACAATAAAAACACCAATAATTTCTTAAAGATACACAATTTAACTGTAAATTAAAGGAATGCTTACATATTGTACATTTAAAAAAATATTTTTTATGAGTGTTTTTAAATACATCTCTTGGCATTAATTTATTATTTTTTTCTTTGTCCCAACAATCAATCTTTAATATTCCATCTTGAGTTTTACCCTTATAAATTGCAAATGATTTATCTAAACATATTTGACAAGACATATCATTACACAATTTTAAATTACTACAGAACGAACACCAATTTCCAAGAATAGTAACATTGCTTAATCTTGAATTAAATTCATGGTAGCATTTATCACATTTAAACCAATATTTATTGCTATTTTTCTTTGTTACCTCTCTTGGTGTCTTTCCATTCTTTTCCTCAATCCAACAATCAATTTTTAACTTTCCATTATCAGTTTTACCATCATAACTTGCAAAACTACGTTCAAAACAAGTTTTGCAATTATCATCACACATTGTTTTTCTTGAACATTTTTTCTTAACATATTTTTTACTTTCATGTTTGTTATGCTTATCTCTGCATATTTTACATCTTGTATATAATTCTCCATTTTTCTTTTTGTCAAAATTACAATTATCTAAACTCTTCTTACATCGATTGCAATAATTCATATATTATTTATATAATTATCTCTTTAAGTACTTTCGCCAAAAATAATATTTTTGGAGAATTTACATACGCTACTTTTCTAGCGAAACGTTACTTTCGCTTAAAGAAAACTCTTGTAATATATTAAAAATGATTATTGCATCTTTAGACGTCGGAATTTACAATCTTTCTTACAATATAATTCAAATACTTGAAACAGAAGACCCATCAGGAAATAAAGAAAAAACCGTGAAAATCCTCAAATGGGATTGTATAGAAACAATTGATAGACCTTCCATGAAAAAAGATAAAGAATCCGTATTAATTAATCTTCCCCTAATTCTCGACAAAATTGAGGATTTCCATAATTGTGACGTAGTTCTCATTGAAAATCAACCCTGTATGAAAAATCCTATTATGAAGAAGATTCAAAGTCACCTTCATGCCTATTTTATTATTAACGGTTTTCATAATAAAGATTCTAAAATCAGTATTATTAAACCAATTAACGCTTCTAATAAACTAAAAGTCTATGACGGACCTGAATTAGACATAAAACAGTGTAAATCATCATATACTATGCGTAAAAAATATGCAGTAGAGCATTGCAAATATTTCCTAGACATGTACAAAGAAACGGATTTCAAAGAACATTATATGAAACAAAAGAAAAAGGATGATTATGCGGATTGCTATCTACAAGCACTTTATTATTATAATACAGCAGTTTTAGGCAAAAAACTGACTAAAAAACGGGTTAAGAAAACAAAAGTTTAATTTTCAACTACCCCGTGAAATTGACTCAAAATGTGAAATGTACTAAATTCAGGCACAGTCATTCTCGATACTTTTTTCCCAAGAATCCCATCGCATTCACAATAATATTTGTCATTTTCATTAAACCCATGATCAAACAAAAATTTAATTAACTTGGTATCATCATTCATTATCGCCACAAAAATTAATGAACGTTTATATATACAATTATTGATAACATAATCAGTAAGTACGACAGTAAGATCAATGAATTTTGATAATATTTTTACATTATCAAAAGTTAAAATATTATTATTTATTACTGTAAATTTTGAATAATATACTTTTTTGTATTGTGTATATCCATTGATATTCCTTAATATTTCTCGAGGCAAATGTATATTTGATTTATTCAAGCAAAATATAAAAACATAAAAATTATTTAAGATATCTTTAAAAAATTTGCAACATTTTTTAGAACCATGGTTTAATGTATCTATGAAAAACTCATGATAATAAGGCACTAATTTCTTATCATAATCCACTTGTAGATTATGTTTAATTAAATCAATTACATCGTCCTTTATTAATAACTCGATAATGCGATATAAAGTATCTTGCATTTTTTTTATAAAATTAAAGATAAAAGGTTTTATGTTATTTTGAAATCATTTTTTATAAATTGTCGAATCGACACTCACCGGCTCTTCTTCTTGGTATCCTCGAGCTGCCTCTTGCGACGCTGCTTTGCAACTTGGTTTTGCTGAGCCACCTTACGGTTTGCCGTCTTGCGGGCGCGTTCGCGCTGGGCCTTGGAGATCGCCCCCCGTTGCTCCTCGAGGAAGTTTGCGACGGTGTTGACAACCTTGGCCTTCTTCACAGGGTTCTTGGCCGCATCGACCTTGTTGGGAGTGACGTAACATGTGTGTGACTCGACAGAGATGATGGGGACCGTCCATGCTCAGACCGAGGGACATGATGATGTGGGAAGAGTTGTTGTTGTGAGCTACTGAATGTTTTTTTATAAAATATATTTTTTGATAATTCAAAAAAATACAAGTATTAGTTTTTTAGAAAGATGAAATTATGTCTAACCAATGATAATATCCATAGTTAGAACAAAATGTATAAGGATATATTTTTATTGGATGTCCTTTTTCAACCCAAATATATTGCATATTCATCTTAAAACCATTTTGTATCAATAAACTAAACAAATCCATATTATTTTCCATAATCGCATAGAACAATATCGATGTATTGTTGTATAAATCATCGTCCATATTTTTTATGGCAAATGTTTGTGGATAGATTAATGCTACTTTAAATAATTTATCCAATACACCAATCAACGTCACAGGAATATAACCCAATTCAAATTTTCTGAATGAATAAGATTTTATTTCTTTAATAACATCTGACGGTAACCCTTTTTCATGCAAATAGTTAAATCCAACATAATATTGATCTATTAAATATTCTAAACAACTTAGAGATTCGTATGATACGGCATTTCTAATTAAATGTAGATAATCTACATTATTAATTAATTGTGATAACTTGACAACGTCGTCTTGTTTAATGACTTGAATGAGTGTTTCTCTGCTCATTTTTGTATAATATATCAAGGTTTTAATTATATCTTTTATATTTTCAGTTTTTCTATGAAATATAAAAAGTGTTTAAATCTTTGATTTAATCAGTTTTATTTATAAAAAATCAAGATTTAAACTAAATGTGGGTGCACATGAACATAATACATGACTAAATCAAATGTTTCGCGCGTAACACATCCACGTTCACGATATTTTTTTACATAACATGACAAATCCTTCATATTTTCCTCATATCTAAGATAACCTATAAACGGTGCTAGATTAGTATGAAAATTATTTTCAAAACAATATTCCAATATTTCATATTTATCATTTTTTATCAAATGAAATACAAGAGGGTGTTGAAAATTATCATTAAATTCAGATACTGAAAGTAATTTCATAAATATTTCTAGATTGTCACAAAATGCCGATGGTATTTTTTGCAAGTAAATTTCCCGCGGCTTACCTACATAGTCTATGATGCGAGTTGCCACATCACCACTGTTTTTTCAATAAATATTTAGTGACTAGTTGTTTTTGATATATATTGTGCAATATTTCAAAAATCTTGCAACAACTATGTTTTATTGACAATTCCAAATAATACTCAAATCGGGAGCCGTCGTAGTATGACAGGAAATATTTGAATATGTCTGTTTTATTATTGAGAATAGATAGTCTAAGAAAAATCCCGACATCATTACCTGTATAATGCCTAAATAAATATTTTATGGCTATTATATTTTCAGACATAATAAGAGTCTGAATGCCATTTTCTATTGCAAAATTGTTCTTGTCCATGTTTTTATTACGAATTAATAAAAATATGATTTTATAAAATATTTAACAGTTTTTTTTATAAATATATAATTTTACCATTCACAATCTTTCATTACCACAATTGAAGGTTTTTTGTTTTTCCGTTTTTTTTTAGGTTTTTTTTTAATAATATTGATTGATGGTTTTTTACGCCATCTAAATATGTATTTACCATACTCTTCTGCAAAATGCATTGTTGCAAATTTTTTAAGTTGCATAATCAAAAATTCATTCTTTTTATCTTGACTATTGTAAAAACCATCAAAATAAAAAAAACTATATGTTTGGTAACTCATAACATCACCAACATATGATTTAATATTTTCAAATAAATCCATCGTGAATTTTTGACGACATATTTGTTTCAATAATATATCTATATGAAAATATTTATTGAAATATTTGTCTGGTATTATTTCCTGTTCTAATTCGTGATCGTTATGGAAACGTTTTATTTTTTCTAATAGTGGATATGTATATGGTGCCATAATAATAATAGTATTCATAAAAAATCTATCATATTTATCATACCATTTTTCAGGATCATCATATTCACTACAAGCATAACTGAATATAATTATTTCATTTGTGATGTTTTCACCATTACGGTAACTATCTTTAATAAATTCTATATAACACATTTTTTTATAAAATTATTTTATTTCAATTTTATATATTTTTTTTATCAGTTTTTTTATATTACTTTTAACTTAATTATGTCGTGGTGCTTTATAAAGGATAATTTTATAAAAAATCTATGTTTAAATATATTTAAACATAGGTCAAAAACTCAACCACCGTGATAAGGTTAAATTATGATTTAATAAAAATATTATAAAAAATTAATCAATTTTTATATTTAGATAGATAGATTAATTCTCTTAGGACCATTCTGTTGCATTTGATGTTGAACTAATGCAGGACGAGGTGATTGATCATTACTCTCTAGTGAATTAACAATATCATCAATATCTGGTCCAGATGGGCCATTCATTGTTCTTTGTGATCCAGAAGGAACTGGTCCAACAGGGCGTCTTCCAGTGGAATTACGGTTATTATGAACCATATTCAAACCTTGTTGCATCATATTGGCAAGTGGATCATTATCTCCCCCTCCCATCTTTTGAGTCATATTCTTCATCGCAGCCTGAGAAATGTTATTCATAATATCAGGATTATTACGCAGAATATCATTCAAATCTGGAGTTGCACTCTTGAAGAGAGTATTAGTCAAATGGAACATAAAACCACTTCCAGCAACCATCATAATTAACTTAAGCTCAGGCGGCATATTAACCGAGCCAGCATATTTCTCATGAAGTTCCTCAAATACCTCATCATAATCATTGATATTTTCCATAACATTCTCTGACCATCTATCAAGTTTGAGATGAAATGGATCCCATCTATGATTAACATATTCAATACCGCTTACAATACTTGTAAGAATATAACGTGACATTTTAATACTCTTTTCAATATCACGCTGTTTTTTTATCCTTCTGTATTCAAATAGAAGATCTTCATATGCAGAAGCCATATTAAATTTCTTAGAGGCACTGTATCCGGACTTCTCAAGTCGAATTAGACGAAGAAGAAGCTCTTGTTTAATACGGGCACGTTCCTTGTAATTGTTTGGTGCCATGTCAGGGAACTCATCATAATTTTTATCATCACCTTTACTTTCCTCAGCACTGGCAACTGAACCACCATCATCAGAACTAACTTCTACACCATCATCATCATCATCGTCATCAGTATCGTCATAATTGAATGACTGAGCATTAAATTGTGGGCGAGAAAAATCTTGACGACCGGAATCAGAGAGATTGACATGATCATCTGGTTCAGGCTCAAAGGATTGTCTCTGATCAGAGAGATCAATTTCATCATCTTCCTCTTCTTCTTCTTCGGAGGTAGTGTCATTGGCATTTAGTTTTCTAGGATTTGCAAATAAATGGAGTTCGTCGTTAAATGAAGGACTAACCTTTTGTTTTTCAGCTTTACTAAAAGATTCTTCCTTTCCACTACTCGCTTCCCGTCTAGGACTGGCATTTTCTCTCGACCTATTGTGTTCCTGTAGTAAAACTAAATTATTATTACTAGTTGTTGAAGCAATATTTTCATTTGAAAAATTTCTATTAGTGTTAAATTTAACGTCAGCCATTATATAGCAGTGATAGAAACTATTATATAATAATATACGCATTCTTCTTTATGTTCTCTGTTTTTTTCCTAAAATACAGGTTCTACTCTCGGGTTTGAAGAGATGCCTAAAAAAGATAATAAATAACAGGACTAGAATAACTGACATTCTAATATCTCTTGTTGCAATGAATGCTATAGCAAATACAGCAATATACCTAAGCACCTTATATTCATTAAAATATTCATCCAAATCATCAGGTATTTCTTTTGCTACATATTTACCTCCAATATTCATCATAAACATAAATAAACCACCAACTAACTTACTTGAGTTGATTTGATGTATTATTAAGTCCAACATATATCTATAAACAACATATTTTTACTTGTTTAGATCATTTTTGATTTGTTTGAAGAGTTCTCTTATTTCTCTGACTTTATTTTTGAATGGCTCTGTGGTTTTCTTATCAGGACGAAGTCTATTACTCATTGCCTTGAACTTTTCAAGATCTTCAAAAATATCGGTTTTATCATCCGTTGGTTCAGAACTATTAGATGGTTTTACATCTTCTTTCGTAGTCTTGGGAGTTTCTCCAGCAAGTGTGCCTTTAATAGATTCGAACTTCTCTACAATTAAGTCTTTATTCTTAATGTATTTTAATATAGTTTTATGATAAAACACTAAAAAGAGAACAGTTCCCACAATTAATGAACTGAGATTTCTATTAATGGCGATATAGAGGAGGATGAGACCAATAACAATAAAGTCTTTGTTTTGGTGAAACTTAAGTTTTTCTAAAATATTTTTATTTTGTAATAGAACAATGATACCTATTACTAAAATTAATATTATAATATTATTCATATATTATAATAAAATATAATAACTAATAAAGATTATACTTACTGTTTTAGGGTCTGAAGTTGACTGGTAAAGTTCTCGAGATTTTGTCTATTGACGAATATTATAGAAAGCAAGTATGCAAGTGTGAGCATAATTACGATGTTGTATCCACCAATATTCTTAGAGTTTCTAACAGAAAGAAGTACAATGGCCACTAAAACGAGCAATCTAAATACTTTATTTAAAAATGCTTCATTTATAACAGCATAAACCTCAGGAATTCTATTCAAGAAAAACAGAATATAAATAATGTAAACAAGGAGTGCGACGAAAAGTCCCATATTTAACATTTTTGAATCCAGATTCATTTATATATTATGTCAATATTTTTTCTCATATAGAATCCCCGTTATTTAATCTATAAAAAATCTAATATTAGAATAACTGATGAGTGTATCTTATGGCTTACTCGATGAAGTATGGGCTAGACAACCGAATATATCAATTGATCAAGGCACTAGCTATACTGGTGGTCATCCATACAAAACTGATATGAAATCTGTACTTAACGATTTACCCACGTCAAACGACGGTGCTTCTTCACAAGTCCTACAAAATAATGATGACGAATTCAACGAAAGGATATACAAAAATAACGCGAGTCGACATGTTGAATATGACAAACCATATCAACCTAATCTCTTACTTCAAGATGATGATAGAAATAAACAAATAGTTCCAGCTCCTAATAGTTATCTCAATTGCTTGAACTATACAACTGCCGCATCAAATAATAATGGAAACAGTTTCATTGATAAAAGTATTATGATGCAACAATTGCTATTGGTGATTCAACGTATGGAAAAGAAAATTGATAAATTAGAAGAGGAAACAATGGGCCGTCGCGCGGGGGCGGAACCCTGCGAGGAAAAGAAGGTAGTGGAGGGTTTCAGTAATCTTAAAAGTAATTCGGTGATGGATTATGTTATCTTAGTATTCATGGGAATTGTTATTATCTTTGTTATGGATTCTGTTATGAAAATGGGTAGAAAGAGCTGTTAATAACTTAAAGAATTGTTATATAAGATAATTTATAAATGGAAGATATTAACAAACTCAATAATGAATTAACTGATTTATCCAATAAAGTAAATGAATTGGATAAACTCAAAGAAACACTTTTGTTCAAAATAGGAGATCTTGATTCTAAGTTGGAAAAATTAAAAGAAAAAGAACTCAAGAAAAAAACATTAGCATCAGAAAAATATAATCAAGTAGAAGATGGAAAACATATTTATCTTGTGATTCATGAAATAGAATATACAGATGGGAATTATCCAGATATTGATGAGAGAATTCTAGGAGTTTATAAAACTTACAAAGAAGCCAAAACAAAAATTCATAAATATGTACCTATAACAACTAAACAAGAACCAGGATATAACTACAAACATTTTAATATTATGGAATCATACAGCATTGATCATACGTATCATGGTGAATTATATGCGATTTATCAAATTCAAATTCCTTATTAAAAAAACAAGGTTTTCTTGGTAGGTTTATTATTTTTAACAAAAGATCCACTAGGTTTATATTCATTAGTAGATCTATAATTAAGTTTCAGGTTTTTAAGGAGATCTGGTTCTCTCCGATGAGTTCGACTTGGCACTGGTCTTTCCATTGGTTGATGATGAGATTGTTGGGGCTGCCTGCCATTTTCTAAAGCAAGTGTTTGTTGAATTATTGGCCAAGTAATATACATAGTTCTCGGATGGCAATATTTAACTTGATAACCATTACTGGATAACTTATTAATGACATATAATAGACATTCAGTCATATTATATATCGAATGTCCTATTATGTATTCTGGCATTTCGAAAAAACAAAAAGTAGCTTCTGTTTCAACTGCATTTTTAATGGCTTTGTATGCTCTACCAAGAACAAGACCATAAATTTTACTTCGGTTATTGAGCTTTTCCTTTTGTTTTTTATGGATTTCATAAACACTAAATGAATTATCCATTTTCTTTTCATATTTACCATAATAATCGTAACTATCCATATACTTTCTTGTTCGAAAATATTTATACATATTGCTCGAGTAAATCGCGAATAGGTTGAGTAAGCGTATATGAATTTAATAAATCATTAGTTGGTTTTATACCAATAGATATTATATATTCAATTGCTTCACGATGATTACCAATACATGCATATTTAAGAGTTTCTTGGTTAATTATTCCGTAAGTTTCACGAATATATTGAAGAATATCCACACTATTTTTCTGAGCAGCCCCCACTGAATGCTCTATTGTCCAATATATATTATAATTTTCTTTAATATATATTACTAAATCTAATTTTTTACTGTTACATGCAGCATATAATGATTCACTGTTCGGACGAAGACCTTTTGTATGAATTAACCATTTTACAATGTCTATATCTCCTGAATGACATGCACATTTAAGAGTCCAAGGATCAATTGGACAATTTACAGTATCTAACCATTGAAGTGTGTCTAAATCACCTCTTAATGCAGCCGTACCAGATGTCATTGCATTGATTCTAAAGTTTTTTTTTACTAAATATACTAATGCATCGAACTTTTGAGCAGTTATACTATAACAACATAAATTCGTAAATTTCTTTGGATCTTTCTTTTTTATTAAATAATCGAGAAATTCAATTTGATTATTGTCAATTGCATTAAAATAATCGTTAGATGAAATGTTTATACCATTATTCAAACAATATTCATAAATATTAGTTTTTCCATATTTTATTGCTATTAATCTTAATTGTTGTAAATTATATTTTTGTTGTCTTATATAATTCAAAAAGTCATTCTTAACAAGTAGTTCCAAAGTAATATTATCTTCATTTATTTGGAAATACTCACAAAACCATTCTGTTTGTCGTATATCAATGTCATTAAGTGTAAGTTTGGCACTAATATTAAAATATGAACAATATTCTATGATATCTTTATAATATTTTTTATTTACAAATTTAAGTATTTTATAATTATGTGGAATATAAGAGTAAATTATAGTTTGAATATCCATATGAGTTATAATATGTTTTTTATTTTAAATATATTACCTATATGTTGAGAGATGTTTCTTATAATAAAATGATCATATGTGGTGGAGGCATTAATGGTATTGCCATTATAGGTGCCCTATATAGTTTTATTTCTAATTACGATATAAATAAAATTGATACTTTTATGGGAATTTCCGTTGGAGCTCTTATAGCTATGTTGATTACTGTTGGCTATGATAAGGATGAAATGATGAATTTATTTCTGGATATTGAAATGAAAGATTTCAGTGATTTTAAAATTAGTAGATTGTTACAAGAATATGGCTTAGATAATGGAGAAAATATTAAGAAATTACTAAAAGCCATATTGCTTTATAAAGATTTTTCACCTGATTTGACTTTTCAAGAATTATATGATAAAACTGGCAAAGAACTTATTATTGTTGGAACAAATATTAGTAAAGGTATATCAATTTTTTATAATCATGTTGATTACGGAGATACAAAAATAGTTGATGCTGTACGTGTATCATCGAGTTTTCCAGGAGTATATACACCGGTGGTTTATAATAATCATCATCTTATTGATGGTGCTGTATTAGAACCATATCCACTTTATTATTTTGACAATGAAGAAGAAGTAATTGGAATATTGATTAAAAATAATGTCCCGCATAGTGAAACTACTAAGGAATATAAGATAGATTCATTACAGAGTTATTATATGAGTATTATTAATGTTCTACTAGATGCATATTTGGAAAAATGCTTTGATAGTAAGCATAAACATACAATTTATATTGATAAGGAACTTTTAGAACAAAATATAATGAATTTTGATTTACCTAAAGAAACTAAACATTCTTTAGTTAGTATTGGAAAAAGAGCATTTGACAAATATTATGGTATAATTACTGGACAGGAGCAGCCTGATCAGGAGTTTGAGCAATCTGACCAGTTACCTTCTGACTCAAATAGCCAGTGAGACCAGCAACAGTTCTCTCACCAGAATATTCATCGAAATTAGATGCATCACTCATGCCATTGGGATATAAACGGATAGTTGGGAAACCCTTGACACCGTGTTGCTGAGCAAGTGCTTTGTTTTCATCACAATCTACTGATACAACTTTGACAGGACCGCTGTATGACTGTTGAAACTGGTTATAAACAGGTTCGAAACGTTTGCAGTGTCCGCACCAAGGTGCATAGAAGAGAGCAAGAGTAGGATCAGTAGAGTTTTCGAAGGCTTCAAGATTAAATCCACCTCTAATATTTCCAAGTCTAGCATTTACACTGAGGCCAGCGAGACCGGTATTTCTAGGAGAAAAAATAGCAACAAGAATAACAATTATCATAACTACAAGGATAACTTGTAAAACTGGTCTTTTTTTGATTTGTTCGAACATTTTATAGTATATAATTATATTTTTTTTGTAATTCTATAAAATTTTAATGTTATATTTTATATGATAATAGCTAAACTTATTTCTGAAGCTCTATTGAGTTTATATCCCAGTTTTATTAAAAATATACCAGTCTCACTAGATAAACAACTATTTACTCGTCTCATGGGTTATTCCATAATCCCATTATTTTTTATTTCTTATAAATTTATTGGTAAAACTATATTTACAAAGGAAGCCCTGCTGCTTTCACTGATAACTTTTATCCATATTCTATTTTCATATAAGGGATTCAAAATACTGGATAGCGGAATTGCATATACTATTTTCTATTTATATCCCGTTATGCTTATATTTTGGAAGAATAAGAAGTTTTCTATTTTTTATTTAACAACATTTATTGGTCTTATATTATTGACTACAAATTTTAAAGATATTAAAGCAGATTATAATTGGGAAAACGTGAAGGGTATTATATATGTACTTTTGGCAACTATAACTGAAGTAATAATTTATTTCTTAGTAAAAAATTTGAAAACGGATAATCAATGGAACACTATATTCCTTTCTTATTTCCCTGCATTTGTTATTTTTGGAATTTATTATGTGTTTATAAACAGAGATAGATTATTCGGAAATGGTATTCAATCGATAAAGTTTGATTATACGATGTTACTCGGATTTAATGTGGTTGTTGGGTTATTAGGTTATTATTTCCGTTTTATAAGTGTCAAACGTGTTTCTACTAATATTTATGCAGTTTTATCCTATTTCGGTATTTTCATGAGTTATATTTATGGTTATATATTTGATAAAGAAATAATGTCTTTGACACAATTATTAGGAACTTTAGTCATAGTTGTATCAAATTATATGTTAGTAAAATGATTGTATAAATAGGCTTAAAGTTTATAAAATAATATAATTATAAAGAATGAGTAAATATTTTTATGTCCATACTATCGGAAAACCATATGAAAATCAAATAATAATTAAATTAAAGGAAAATGCAACAATTCGTGATGTGAAAAATGAAATTGCTAAAATATTAGGAAAAAACAATTTCAAATTAAACGTTCTTAGCAATGAAATGTATGTTGGTGACAATGTTAATATATCAACATTTCCGGAATTTTTTTATGATGGATCTACCATAGAAATTGAATTATTGGAATATAATATTGTATATGAAGGTATAGTATCAGTCATTGGGTGTGTGGAAAATACCATACGTGATTTGCAGATACAAATTCAAGAACAACTAGAGATACCAATCGAAGATCAAATTCTAAATTCAAGTGATGGTAAAATTTTCAAGGAAACTGATAAATTACATTGTGGGTTACGATATGGTTTTCAATTTCAATTAATGAGAAAACCAAATGTGGAAATTAAGATTAAGAAAAAGATTGATAAAAAACGTAAGATTAATACAGAATCAAAAGATGATTTCGAGTGTGAGTTCGAGGAATTTGATTTATTTCCACCAGTGAATGTTGATAAAATTGAAGAACCAAAGATAATCATTCCGCGTCCAGTTCAATTCCGGCCTTCTCCTAAAACGAGTAATGAAGAGGATAATCCCATAATTAAAAAACTTCGAAAAACCATTGGTGACTTAGAGAAGCGAATTGATAAATTAGAAAAGAAACCATCTAATATTGCGATTTTGTGTCAAGGAATAATTCAGACAGTGTGTCAAACACCAAATGAAAAATATCAGATTGTGGGTTTTACCAATGGAGAAATCAAAATTTATCAGAATGAAAAGGAAATTGGAGTCCGTTGTGGTGGGAGAATGATTGGACTTTATTGTTTAAATGATAATGAATTTATTTCAGTGGAGCCACATAGAGTAAATTACTGGATAATTAATTACAATACTCAGCAATTACGGAAAGGAATTACATTTAAAGAAAAAATTAATGCTCAACATGTAATCATTAATAATACGGGAAAATGTCTTGGATTACTCAATGATATGAATGAACAATATATATTTGATATTGAAAATGGAAAAATATTAGGACATCATGGATGGCACTGCAAGCCAGATTTCAATCGGAAATTAGAAAACTATATAATGTTGTGTAAAAATGATCGAATTCAATTTGCCGATGTATTTGGAAAGATTGTTCATACAATTCCCAAACATGATCATACTTTTGATCGATATAAAAGTGTGAGTAATATTGTTATAACTAGTAAATATATTGTAACAACATTAAATGATAAGATGAAATGGGAATCAAAATTTGACCCACATATTTTTGAAGAATATGTTAATTTTGGAACTAAATATACATGTTTGGTTGCTACGGAGGATTGTATTATCACAGGAGATGAACAAGGAGAAATAACTCTGTTTAGATATGGTACTAAGAAATGGTGTAATGATAGAGTAATACTCGTTGAAAAAAGTCATGAACCGATTGCAATGATTATATTAGAAGGGAAATCAGTGATTTATAAGTGTAATGGAAAATTACATAGATATAATATAATTTAATCGCTAATAAATCCAGATATGTATACAGATTCATTAAACGATATTTTTTCTGCATAACTTTTAAGTTTATCTTTGATAGCTTTATCTTTAATATATTTATGTGCTAAAGAATTGTTTCTAATAGCATATAAACAAATTTCATAATCTTGAATATTATCTGGCACAAATTGTAATGCTAAACCATTATCTTTAACTCCCAATAGGGCTAATTTTTTTGTCATTTGTATATTATCTAAAAAAGATAAATTCATACCATTATATCTAATTGCATATTCAATAAAATTGAAATCTATAAACTCTGATGGAATATCCTCCAACGGAATTCCATGCAAAATAGCATATCTTGCAATATCCATTGTTTTGCTTTCGATTTCATAATAGTTATTCAAATCAATCCTTATAAAATGATTACATAGTTCTTCATTGGTCCATATATATTGCTTATCATAAATATATATCTTCTTACATTTAATCGATTTTATATCGTCATACGAATATAAATTATTACTATCAATTTTATAAGGTCCATTTTCAGTATATGTTAAAATTGTTTGTTGATCAAGTTTTACTCTAAAAATGTATTTAGGGTTATTCATTAACAACTTTGCATATTTATAAGTGGCTATGCAAACTCCTCCAGGAACATTTACATCTAATGGCAAATATAATTCATCTTCAATATATCCTTCTTTCAATGTATCATCATTGCTTAGAAAAATAAGATCTGTTGGTTGGTATTTACTATTATCTTTTGATGAATAACAACCCATTGTATATAATATATATTTTTTCAATCTTTAAGTTTTTATACTTTTGGAACTTTCATATAAATATATTATTTATAATATTCATCTATTTTCTTACATTTATATTCACAAACTCTGATACATTCTTCTTTTAATTCTTCTTTTAATTCATCAATTAGTTTTTCTTTATTATAATATCCATAGTTATTTACACAATCATCGAAATTATCACGTTTAATACATCTATCATAACATTCTTTCATATTTTTGGAATAAAAATACATACGCATTGGTTTAAAATGACGGATGTATTTCTCCTTAAATGTATCATATGTTATTTTATTCATATTTATATTTATATTATAAATTTTTTAAGTATAATGGAAAGTTAGGTAAATATAAATTAACTTAAAGATATTTGGAATTATTTAATAAATACACAATGAACATTATAGTTAAAACATTAGAAGGAATTAATCATATTATCAAAGTTAATGAAGCCAATTCAATATATGATCTTAAATGTCTTATTAAGGATCGAACAGGTATAGCTATTTGTGATCAAAGTTTGGTATATGCTGGACATGAACTAAATAATAATGCTATTATTTCTGATATCGGATTAAATATGCATACTTGTATTTATTTAGTCAAAAAGGATAGAAAAAAGATTAAAAATGATAAAGATTTAATTGAACAATTACAGATACAGGTATTGATGTTAGAAGACCGTGTTCAGAAATTAGAAGATGAGAAAAACAGTAGCACAAACAAAGAAACAATGACTGATGAGTTAGAAGCGCAAGCGACTACCGAACGGGAACCCTACTGGTCCGGAGGTGAAATCAAAGATGTTGTTTTGAGGGCTGTGACTGATACTCATTTTCTTACATCAGTTGGTAATATAGTCTATGTTTGGTCAACACAAACAGGTAAAATTGAAAATCGATTTGTATTTAATAATAAATATAATATCATGAAATTAGACATAGCGATTACATATGATGGAAAATATTTAGTTATTGGTCATAACAAGGGAGTTGATATAATTAATATTAGTGAAAATAATGTCCATAAAACAATTGAAATGAAAGATATTGAAGCAATCCGTACCAGTGAAAAATATTTGAAATTATACACAGAGAATTGTAATTGGTATCTTTACTCGGTAGATACATTTGAGTTAATTGAAAAAAGTAATAAAAAATCTTATATTGTTGGTGTAAAAAGTAAAATGTTTACTGATAATTATGAATTCTATGTTATGTATGATCATATCAAACAGATTCATAAGAAAACTTTAAAAACACATATTATGAAAGGTCATTATGATGACAGATTTGACAAAAATGGTAGTAGATGCAAAGGTGGATTGCATTCAATTGATGTAACACCTGATGAAAAATATGTGATTACTGGTGGAACAGATGATCGAGCCATTATTTGGCAAGATGGAGCTATTAAACATGTAATTAGTTTTGATTTAGATGGAGGAACTTATACTGGTATTGAAAATAAACATGAAGCACCATGGTTTGTAAGAGTTACAAAAGATTCAAAATACATGATTGCTGCTACAATGGATGGTTGGGTTAGATGTTTTAATGTGGAAACTGGTTTTATATGCAAAGCTATTAAGATGAGTAAAGAATTACCAGATAAAATGTATGTAAATGATAAGTTTTTATTTGTTTGTTATATGGAAGATATGAAAGTTATTCCACTTTCTGAATTTGGCCTGTAAGGAGGCTTAAAGATCTTTTATTAAAATATATTTATGAATTGGGTTCATAAGTATAAACCACGTAAGTTTGAGGATATAATTGAACAGGAACATATAGTCAATATCCTTAGTAAAATCGAAATATTGCCACATATGATCTTTCATGGACCGAATGGGTGTGGAAAGACAATTATGTCTCAAATTTTAATTAGGGAATTATATGGAGACAATATTGATAATAAGGTTCTTCATTTCGATGCATCATGTGATTTCACCATTGAAATTGTTCGAGTAAATATTAAAAATTTTGCGAGGACTAAATCTAAGGGAAGTGGTCCTGATTATAAAATAATTATTATTGAAGATGCAGATACACTCAGTATCAGTACTCAATTAGCATTATTTCGTATTATTGAAAATTATTCTCATATTACTCGATTTTGTTTGATATGTAATTCTATTAATAAATTACTTGATTCGTTGAAATCCAGATGTGCTGCATTAAATTTTTATCCTATTTCATATGAAGGTGTGAAGAGAAAATTAGAGACTATTATTGATGCTGAAAAATTAGAAGATATTGAAATAGATAAAATAGTCGGATTTGCAAATGGAGATATGAGAAAAGCTATTGTAAATCTTCAATTTGGAATAAGAGATATTCCAATGGATAATTTATTAAAGAGTATCGAGGATAAAAATTTTGATAATATTCAAAAAAGTATATATGAACTGATGGATAATAAATATTCTGGAAAAAGAGTATTAAAGGAGTTATTTAATATGGTCATGGATCGACCAAAAATTTGCTATACTTGCGCTAAAGTTGATGGTCAATGCGAAGAAACTATTCAATTACTGAAAGTTTGTTCTCATTTTACTTAAAGGTTTTTTTAGATAAATTATAAATAATGGATGATTCAGAAGAAATAAAAAATACACAACCATTTGTAGAAAAATATAGACCTCAGAAAATAGATGATATTGTTGGAGATGAGGCTATTATTAAGTTTTTAAGTGAAATCCGCGATAATGGTAATGTTCCACACATGATTATGTCAGGACCACCAGGAACAGGAAAAACCACAAGTATTCATTGTTTAGCCAAAGAACTATTAGAAGATGATTATGATAAGGCTATATTGGAGATCAATGCGTCGAACGAGAGAGGTATTGATGTTGTTAGGAATAAAGTTAAAATGTTTGCTAAGAAAAAACTGGTATTACCTGCAAATAAACACAAAATTATTATATTGGACGAAGTGGATTGTATGACGAGTGCAGCGCAACAGGCTCTAAGGAGAACTATCGAGATATATGCTAATACTACTCGTTTTGCTTTGGCATGTAACAATTCTAAGAAAATTATAGAGGCAATTCAATCAAGATGTACTATGTTACGATATCCAAAATTACAAGATGAACAAATTGTTAATAGATTGGTGGAAATAGTGGAATTAGAAAGTATAAAGGCGGATAACGAAGGTATTAATGCCATTGTTTTTATGGCTAATGGCGATATGAGAAATGCGCTTAATACGTTACAAGCAGTTCATGCTAGATATGGAATAGTTAATGAACAAAATGTATATGAAATATGTGATAAACCATGTTCGAATGAAATGATACGAGTAATTAATGCATGTATTGATAAGGATGTAGAAGGATCATATGAATATATGAATCAAATGATATTAGATGGATATACTATTAGTGATATTATTGATACATTTTCTAGTTCTATTAAGAAATATGATATGGATCCTGAATTGAAACTGCGATTTATGACAGAAATAGGAAGTGTTCATGTTAGAATAGTAATGGGTTTGGCTACTAAGACTCAGATGGTAGGTCTATTGGCTAGATTGTGTAAATTATAAAATAAGGTTTTTAGCCTTATTCAGTCTATCTTGTTTTTTACGTACATGTTCTTGCACTGGGACACACCCCCGCACACATTGCAGAGGAATGACCTGGTTGCAATTGTGAGGATTTCGACCTCGTCCTCATGTCCCTCCATTGAGGTTTTCCCAGTGGGCGTCATGTAGCGCCCACAGCACATCGGGTGGCCAAACCTCCTGAAATAGCAGGAGCCGGAACCGAGTGTGCGTTTGCAGGTTCTACACGACATCTGAAAGTCTTTTTGCAAGAGAAAGACATTATATATTTTTTTGTTATATAATAAATTAAAAAAAAAAAAATTTAGGTATCAGTTTTTTTTTACTTAAAGATTTTTATAATAAATATTATTATAAAAATGTCCGATACTAATTCTTCGACCATAATCGGTATTGATTTAGGCACCAGTAATAGCTGTGTTGCTGTATATCATCATGGTTCAGTCGAAATAATTGCCAATAATGAAACTGGATCTCGCATCACTCCATCAATTGTTAGTTTTTCAGGTGATGAACGACTCATCGGTGAACCAGCCAGAGCACAATCCACAAATAATCCAGAAAATACTATTTATGAAATTAAACGTCTCATGGGACGTCATTTTAATGATCATGAAGTTCAAGAAAGTATTAAACGTGTTCCTTATAAAATAGTTAATAAAGGCGGAAAACCAGTAATAGAAGTGGAATTCAAAGGTGAAACCAAACAATTTACCCCAGAAGAAATTTCCGCAATGATTCTCGGAAAAATGAAGGAAATAGCGGAGAATTATCTAGGACATGAAGTCACTGACTGTATTATTACCGTTCCCGCTTTTGCTGATAATAGCTTCAGAGAAGCTACTAAAAATGCCGGTTTAATCGCCGGATTTAAGAAAATCCAACGCATTATTAATGAACCTACTAGTGCCGCTTTGGCATATGGGTTAGAAAAGTCTAAAGAAAATGAACATAAAATATTGATCGTAGATATAGGCGGTGGAACCGCGGATTTTACATTGTTAATTTTAGATGATGGTATGTTTGAGGTGAAGGCGACGTTAGGGGATCGGTTTTTAGGAGGATCCGACGTTGATAATATTTTAATGGAATTCTGTATAAAGGATTTTAAAAGAAAACACAAGAAAGACCTCAATACTAGTGCTAAATCCGTAAAACGACTCAAAATAGGATGTGAAAGAGCCAAAAAGATATTATCGACAACTACATCTGCAAAGATTGAGATAGATGCGTTATTTGAAGGTATTGATTATTCGGTAAATATAAGTAGGGCCAAATATGAGTCATTATGTGGGGGATTATTCAAGAAGATAATGGGATTTATTGATAGAGTTTTACTAGATGCAGAAATTGATCGAAAAGATGTAGATGATATTGTATTAGTAGGTGGATCTACTCGTATTCCTAAGATAAGACAGATGCTGACGGAATATTTTGGAGGAAAAAAACTTTATACGTCCATCAATCCAGATGAATGTGTGGCACATGGAGCTGCAGTCCAAGGAGCTATTTTGGGGGGAGTTAAAGATGAAAAATTGGATATATTGCTTTTAGACGTTAATCCATTATCGTTGGGATTAGAAACAGCTGGAGGAATTATGACAAAACTAATTCCCCGAAATACAACTATTCCAACTGATAAAGATATGGTTTTCAGTACCTATGCTCATAATCAAACAGGTGTTTTGATACAGATTTATGAGGGAGAAAGGGATCTGACACGTGACAATAGATTGCTAGGGAAATTTTATTTAGAAGGTATTCCACCTGCACCAAGAGGTATTCCTAAGATTAAAGTGACATTTAATGTGGATGCAGATGGTATCCTTAATGTAACCGCAGAAGATATGGGGACTAAAAATAAAAACAGTATTACTATCACTCATGATAAAGATCGTTTAAGCTCAGAAGACATAGAAAGAATGATATCTGAAGCGGAAAAATACAAAGAAGAAGACGAAAAGATCAGAGAACGTATTAATGCACGGAATACCTTGGAAACTTATGTTTATAATGTGGAAAATGCCTTATCGGAGGAGCGTTTTATTAGTGCTTCATCAGATGAAGATAGAGTAGCAATTGGCGAGAAATGCACCGAATTACTGGAATGGCTTGATGAAAATGTGGATTTGGATAAGGAAACATGTGAGGAAAAGAGGGCGGAATTAGATAAACTATATACACCGGTTATTATGGAAATTTATAAGAAGTCGAATGATCCTCAATTTGATGGCGAAATGTATAAGGATGAACAGGTTGAGGAAATAGATTAAGTAGTATTAGCAATATTTGCACTTAAAATTATCATCCTCAAAAACTACACATCTGCAATATCTGCAAGTTTCGAATCCTTTATCAAAATTTTCTGGTAGACGTCCAGTGCAAAACGGTTTATGTTTCTTTTTGTCGATAATTATTCGTCCGCATTTGTGACATTCACAATCAAGAAACCGATATGATTCCTTGATTTTGACATGTTTTCTTTTGAATCTAAACCCATATGGATTTTTGATTTTAACCATGTTTTTTTTTAAATATTATTGAATATTGTTTTAATAATATTTTTTTTTTCAGTTTTTTCGATTCATTCAAATGACACTTTTTCTATTTCATATAAAAACTGAATTAAATATTTAATAATTATAACTTAAAAATAAGATAATAAAAAAATAATAATGGAAGAAGAACTTAGTAGCCACCTAACATATATGATTTCTGAGAAGCAAAATAAGCTTCTCAAATATGTTTCATCATGGGGAAATCCGTTTCTAATGGTGATTTTTCAATTATTTGTAATTACTATGTATCGAAGATTTGTCCAACATTCTTTTCGATATATGCATCTTCTTAGAAATGGCATAGGTAATATCAAAAATTTACTATTTAACAAAAATAATGTAATTAAACTCAAAGCTAAGGAAATTAAATATTCTCATAATAACCGCAGTAACTGGGAATTGACTGATTTGACCAAAGCTATATTTTGGTATTTGAACAAGAATATTAAATCTTTTGATAATATTAGAAATTTAGTAGAAATTACCAGTCGCAGTTACAATATCTATGATGATGAAATTGAAAGCGTAAATAAAAAGACATTTAAGGAAGCATCTTATCGTATTGATCAACATGATCAAATTTATATTGGAAATGACATATATGTAAAATTTCTTTATTCTCATGAAGAAGATGATAGAATTACTGATGGCAAAAGCAGCAAATTCTTGCATGAAGTATGTGAAATCGAAGTAAGTTCTCGAAAAAAGAGTATTTGGGAACTGAAGGAGTTTTGTAAGAAAATTCATAAGGAATATATTGATTTCATTAATGAAAATTCTTTGACGGAACAACATATTTTTGTATATCTCGGAAAGGATAAAAATGGACGTAAATTGTGGCGAAAACTGCTTTTTACTACCAATAAATCCCGTGAATCATTGTTTATTGATAATCGAGAAGAAATTCTAAACGTTGTTCAACAAATGATTAATAGTAAAGAATATTATCGAAAAATCGGAAAGCCTTATCAGATTTCACTGATGCTTGATGGACCACCCGGATGTGGTAAAAATAGTCTTTTCAAAGTAATCATGAAAGAAATGTTTAGTGGGGATAATTTGCGTCATTTAATCATTATTCCACCTGATTCTATCGGAGAATTTACGGATTTTGAAGATATATTATATGATAGTTGGATTGATGGTTATTTTATTCCGACAAATAAACGCGTATATCAAATTGATGAAATTGAAAAGGCTTTTCCAGTTCTTTTGGATTCTCAAGATATTATATCAGAAACAGACGCTAAACGTAATTATTTGAAGAAGAAAAAAATCAAAGTACGAAATATTGATGAGACATTTGATGGTACAAAGGACAGTACTAGTTCATCTGATGATGAAGACGATCAAATCACTGAAAGCAAAGAATTCAAAGCATTTTTTGAAAATATGAAAAAAGAAGAATATAAAAAACAGCAAAAAGAACTCAGTAAATGGCTTAATTGTTTTGATGGCGCTATTGAACAGGATGGCAGAACATTTTTTATGTCATCCAATGCAATTAAAAAACTTAATAAGACTTTCATGCGCCCCGGAAGAATTGATAAATTGATTACATTGGATTATGCTTCGAACGATGTTGCATGTAAATTAATTAAATATGTATCAGAATATGACGGTAAAAATGATGAAATTAATGCAATGCTCGCATCTATTGAGAATCATAAATATTCACAGTCATTATTGTATCAAGTATGGTTGAATAGTATCGTTAATTTGGATGAAAAATCGAACAACTATGACTATATTCGAAATGCATTGCAAGAATTATTGAGAATTTAATTTCTACGAAATCCGTGAATTATTTTCTAATTATAAAACATAAAAAATGGTGAGATACGTCGTTCGTTTCAACAATGTTACTGGCTGCAAAATGGTGTGCAGAGTCTGCACTGGCCAGCAGAACTGCAGACGCAATACTAGATATGGCAGAACTGTCTATAACAGGTAATTGCGTTTAATTATCTTTTCGCTTATATATACTAAATAATTTCGAGAGTATTTAATATATGGATGAATGTTGGTTTTATAGTGATGGTTGGATAAAAGCCGCTTTAATAGAAAAACAAAATGAAGAATCAGTTATTACTTATAACGATCGATTGATGCGAGTTAGAAATGATTTGATTCTTCCCAGAAATAAAATCCATGATATAGATAATCTAAAAAAATGTATTCATTTAAACTTACCCAATATCATTGAAAGTGTCAAACAAAGATATAAAAGAAATTGTATTTACACTGGTACTGGTAATAGTTTAATTGCCATTAATCCATTTAAAACTTTGGACATTTATAATGATACAGTCATAAATAATATAGTAAATGGGGAATTCACTGGTCCTCATATATATAATGTAGCAAATACAGCTTATCAAAACCTAAATGAAAATAATCAAGTTATACTCATTAGCGGAGAATCAGGTGCAGGAAAAACTGTTTCTACCAAACTGATTATGAATTTCCTTTCCAAAATTAGTGCTGAAAATGAATATATAAAAGATGCTATTCTGGCATGTAATCCCATATTAGAAGCATTTGGAAATGCATGTACATTATTAAATGATAATTCCAGTAGATTTGGCAAATTCATTAAACTTCATTTTAATGAAGCTAATAAACTCGTGGGAGCTCATATTGATATATATTTATTGGAAAAAGTGCGTTTGACAAAATTACCCGATGGAGAACAGAATTTCCATATTTTTTATATGTTGGATAAAAACCAACATGATTATAGATATTTAACAAGTAAGAAAAAACCAATTAACGTAATTAAACATGATAAATTGATGGAAGCATTTAGAAAAAGTGGATTTTCCGATAATGAAGTTGATACTATATTTTCTATTTGTAATTTTATTTTAGAATTAAGAAATCTACAATATGGTCATCCATATGATATTGATTGTTCAGTACTTGGTTTCAATAAGAATATATTGATTAAATTCTTGACAACTAATAAAATATTACTTCATAATGATTCTATTATTAAAGAGAAGAATAAAATGGAATTTGAGAGTAGTAGGGATACATTAGCAGAAAGTATATATGAATGTTTATTTCATTATTTAGTTGGAAAAATCAACGGAAATTTCAATGGGGAATGTGTGAAATCCATTAGTTTATTGGATATTTTTGGTTTTGAAATATTCAAGAATAATGATTTTGAACAATTCTGTATCAATTATACCAATGAAAAATTACAAAAGATATTTAATGAAAATATATTTGAAAATGAACAAAAAGAATATAAATCCGAAAATATAAAATGGTTGGACATTGATTTTCCAAGTAATAGCGAAATATTGAGACTTATTGAGAATAAAAACCAAAGTATATTTTCATATTTAATTGAACAATCCATATTAATTAATGGTAATTCGGGAGCTTTTTATCAAAATTTGGCAAATAACATGATTAATAATGAATATTTTTCGATAGGTAAGAAGGATAAAGTTCATCGAAAATTCGTAATTAAACATTATGCTGGGCCGGTGAAATATAATAGTGATCAGTTTGTAATTAAAAATAAGAATACATTTGAACAAATGAGTAGGACTTTTATTGAAAGTAGTAATAATGAGGTCCTGAAGAAATTTGATTTGAATTTACTTAACTGTAATATCAAGAAAATTAAAAATAAGAATGCTATTACTTTATTTAAAAAACAATTGGAACAATTATTGGATATTATCCGATCGAATAAGCAACACTACATTAGAACCATTAAACCTAATATGATAAGCTGTCCAGATAATTTCGATGACGAAAAAGTCATAGAACAGTTTCAATATTGCGGCATCGTGGAAGCAATTAGAATATCCAGAGCAGGATATCCAGTACGCATATCACGAGAGGAATTCATGAATGACTTCTTTTATATTTTCAAACATGTCGGTTTAGATGCAGATATTAGATTATTAATGGATTGTTATAAGAAAAATGGAAAGAAATATGCGGTTGAGGATTTTCAAGTGGGTAAAACAAAAGTATTTATTAAACAAAATGTTTATGATCAATTTATTGAATGGAAAAATGATATTATTTATAATTCTATGTTGAAAATCAAACATTATTATTTATATAAAAAGTTTAATTGGGCATATCGAACTATGAGAAATTTCATTATTTATTGTGATTATATAACAAGAAGAAGGTTTAGAATTAGAAATGAAATGACTGAAAAGATTATCGGGTTTTTCAGAATGGTTCAGAAGAAAAGACAATATTATGAAATTTACAATAGTGTAATGATGATTCAATGTTTTTATAGAAATGAGAACCAAAGATATTTAGATAAAGTAGAACGAAGTATAAGAATTATATATAAGTTTTTGCGATATGTAAGGGTGAAACGAGTTGGAAGAGGATTAAATATGATGTTTAAGATTAAGTATTTGAATGAGACTAGAAAAGCGTTTAAAATTATGAAAATGAAAGGTTTGGAATGGAAAATGAGTAAAATCATAAATAAGAAATGTAAATGGTTCTTAAAGAAAAAGAAATATGAAAACATTGAGAATTACATTAAGGAAATAGAGAGGTTGAAAGATGAAAATGAGATGTTAAGGGATGAAAATGAGAGATTGAAAGATGAAGAAGATGTAGTGGATTGTGAGTTATTAGAGGAATTGACTAAGACTAATATGGATTTAAGAATGAAAATAAATAAATTAGAAGAGGAGAAGAATTGTGTGGCTATTGCTGGAGATGAAGATACTATTACAAAGTTACGTGAAGAAAATAGTGAATTAAAGAAGAAGATTCAGTATTTTCAAGAGGATCAGGTAAGATTGGCAGAGAAAATAAATGCATTATTCATTAAAATTGATTCATATGAGGACATAATATATAACAGAATGAATAAAAAATATAATAATTTATGAGAAATAATTTATATTTATATCATTACTGATAATTAATGTAAAAACAATAGCAATTATAACCATATATGGTTTGAAATTCATTGATAATTTATAGTTATTTACAGTCCGACATTTGAAAAATGCGAAGAGGGATAATGCGAATAATGATCCAATGGGTATTAACATATTATTCATTCTAGGTTCGCGTCTCCATTGGTGAGTCAAAATCATAAGTATAAGATTCAGAATACCAAACCAAACTATACCATGTTTGGATTTATAAACGATGAATGCAATGGCAAATTGTATTATAATTTCAAGAATGATGGTGGGATATACAGTAACTGTTCTTTTATTTGTATTTTTATTTACTACATAATTGTCAGTATATTCAATTGAATAGAGAATTTTATCACATTCTGGACCAGTGCAACATCCTGCAAAATAACAACCTATACGTCCTATAGCGAATGATATAGAAATAGCTAGTAAAATATTTTTTAGTGATAAACAATCATAAGAAAATAATAAGAGGATTGGTAATACTGAAATAACTGATGCCATGGTATATTTTGAATCACATGTTTTGCATAGATAGGATTGAATAATGAATGAAATGATAATAATACTGATTAATTTTATTGATAATCTTTTAATGATCATATTAAAGAATAACCATGCAATCCCTACACAAATACCATAGTTTGTTATTTTCATATAATATAATATATATATTAAACGTATATTATGTATAATAAAAGCGAAGTTTTCAAAAAGAAATTCTTTGATATATCTAAGTCAGTAAATATAGTCCGAATAAGGGACAAAAAAGGCATGTTTTTAACGAGAACTTATAAATTTTTGGAACATTTTAGGGGGTCGGATATGTTATCTTTTAAGAGTGAAAAATTTAATATCATATTTATTAAAGAACGGGAAAAAATAATAAATATAATTGTTTCGGATCAGCATAAAGAGTATGTTCAAGACGAGATTTTATTTGTGGATTTTAAGAAGATAATATTAAATGATAATTTTGGGGAATTGTCGAATATATTTACATTTTCAAAGAAGAGGTTATTTTGTTATGAATTGGATTTGATCAATGATATTAATGATTGGTTGAATGGAAATTTGTCGGAAAAAAAAATATATAATTTAGTATCATATTATATATGAAAAAGAATATTGTTTTAATTCCGTATAGAGATAGAAAGAAACATTTAGAATATTTTTTGAAACATAGTGCTCCAAAATTAAAAGAAAAATTAGACAATTTTGAATTACTTGTGATTGAACAAAGCGATGATAAACAATTATTTAATAGAGGGAAATTATTGAATGCAGGTTTTGATTATTGTAATAATGATGAGGAAGATATATATTTTTTTCATCATGATGTTGATATAAATCCGTTATCAGATAAAACATTTAAATTTTACAATAAAAATATAGATAATAATACGATAATACGATTATGTTCTCCAGAAAACCCAAGAAAAACAGATGTAATATCTCGATCATGCGGGGGAACAATAAAAATTTCAAATATATTATTTAAGAAAATGAATGGTTTTCCCAACAATTATTGGGGATGGGGTGCAGAAGATAAAAATTTAAAAAACAGAGCTGATTATTGTAATACTAAATATATAAGTTATTTAAATAAAAATAATAAAAAAGCATGTCTTGGACATTTCTTAATATTTAATGATATAGATGACAGAGTAAGAAACAATTATAAGTCAAAACATATAAATGACTATCATAAATTTCAGAAAATGGATAAACAAGAGAAAAAAAAATATATTTTAAAAAGTGGATTAAACAATTTAAAATATAAGATTATTGAGGAAATAAAAATAAATGAATACTGTAAAAAAATAATTGTTGATATATAATATATGGAAACAACATATAAAATAATACAAACGAGTTATCCTGGTACTGGTTCAACGCTATTAATTAATTTATTACATGGATTTTTTATACCAACCCATCCTTATTATTGTCCTCCGAAAAATTTTATGTGTGATCTTTTGAAAAATAATTTAATTATTAATTATGTCGTGGTGCTTTATAAAGGATAATTTTATAAAAAATCTATGTTTAAACGTATTTAAACATAGGTCAAAAACTCAACCACCGTGATAAGGTTAAAACACATTGTTTAGACATTGATAAATGGGTAAATCATTACAATATAAATTATTATTTGTCATAACAGAAAGATTTGATAAAAAAATAAAAAAAAAATAAATAACAAATATAAAAATAAAGATAATGTACTAATAGTAAATTATAATGAAATTAATGTTACGGATAAATTATCATTAGACAATATGGTTAATAATATGTTTAACAAATTTAAAATATTTTTTCCAGAGGATTTAATACCAAATAAAACTGATGATGTTATAAAAAAAATATGAGAAAAAGAATAGATAATATGAATAAATGTGTAAATAAATTAAGAAATCTCCCATTTTCGTATTATGATAAATTTTATGGGATGACAACTGGATACATGGAAGCCATAGAAACAGATAATTTGTTATTCAATATAATCATAATTAAAATATTTCATTAATTTTAATATACATGGGTTTTTATTTATTATATTATTTTTATCTTTTTTATTTTTAATAACTTTATTATAATTTACTATTTGTTGATTTCTATTTTTTTCATGTATACCTTCTATAAAACTAATATTTTTATTTATTTTTTTTAGGTCTGGTATAAAATTAATAATTTTTTCGATTGTTTTATGAATATTACTTGTTAATTCTTCATATGATAAATGTAAGATATTCTTACAATTTAAAATATTATATTTAACATAAAAAGCATCATTACACCATTCATTTATTGTATGTCTTGTATAATATGGATTTCTTATTAATGAAATAAAATATACTTCTCCATATTGAGAAAAAAATCATGGTATTCTTTAGATCTATATAAAGTTGGTATTGATTTATCGCATAATATTTTCTTAGTATTATCCCATATGCTTTCATATGCTTTTTTAACAATATTCATGGGTAATTTTTTTTTTGGATTACATCTTATTTTAAGATAATTTTCTATTTTATATTTATTTGTCATATGGAACAATGCGCATCCCTCACCGACATGACTTGGATTATTTTTATTAATTAAAGTGCTAATATTTGGTGATGTACTTAATAATTTATATAGTATAGTTGAACCACTATATGATGGGGATAAAATAAATAAATATTTCATTATATTATTTTATTATAAATTAATATAAATTAATATAAATTAATAATTTTTATCTCGATATATTTAATATATGATTAATAATGGTTTTATAATTATTAAATTTAAAGGGCGTTATGGTAATCATTTGTTTATGTATTTTATTGCGAAAGTTTATGCAGAAAAAAATAATTTAAAATTAATAAGTAGTATAAAAAATACTTATTTTAAAATAAAAAAAAATGCTATTGATAAAAATTTTTTAAATAAAAATATAAATAAATTAAAAAAATATGAAATAACTGATAAAGATTATAATAATAAGACTGATTCATTACCTTTTTATGGAAAAGGTATTTATATTTTTAATGGATATTTTCAAAATGAAAACTTTTTTTATTTTAATAAAAATAATATATTAAATTATGTTAATTATGAAGTTAATAAAAAAAATATATGTGTTTTACATGTAAGATTAGATGATTATTATTATAAAAATAAAAGACACTTAATAATAAATCATAATTATTATATTGATTGTATAAAAAAATATTGCGGTGGATATGATGAAATATATATAATATGTGATAAATTAAGACATAATTGGGAAAAAAAATACATGAACAATCTAATAGAAAAAATAAAATTATTAAATAAAACACCAATTTATAACAAACAGACTATTCATGAAGATATCCAATATATTATTGATTCAAAGTGTATAGTAACATCAAATAGTACATTTTGTTTTTGGGCTTCTTTTTTTTCTAATGCAGAAAAAATAATATCATTTCCATACACTGGAATAGATGTATTACCTAATAAAAAATTAAGAATGTGGCAAAATAATCCTGTTATATTTAAATATAATAAAGATAATAAATTTATATTTAATAATGATTTTAGCAGAAATATAATTGATTATTTTGAAAATATATAATATTAATGAATAAAAAAAACATAATATTAGTTTCTGTTGGTTGTTTTCAATCGTACATATTAGATAATATAAAGCAATTATTAAAATTTAATTTTAATATATATGTTATAACCAATAAACGGTTTTTTAAGCTTCTTAAATTTAATAACATTAAAAAGATTAATTCAGAAGATTTAAATATTAATTTTGATAAAAAATCTAAATTAAATAAAAAATTTAGGAATGGTTTTTGGAATTATTGTTCAAAAAGATTATTTTTAGTATATGAATATATAAAAATTAACAATATTCAAAATGTTATACATATTGAAAATGATGTTTTATTATATAGTAACTTGGATTATAATTTTGAAAATAAAGTATATTTAACGATGGATTCAAATAATAGATGTATTCCAAGTATTATTTATATACCTAATTATTCATTATTAAATAATTTAATTAAAAATTATGATTATAATAAAAACGATATGGTTAATATGGCTAATTATTATAAAAATAATAAAAATATTGTAGAAACATTACCTATTATTAATAATTCCATAAAAAAATCTAAATATAATAACAACTTTGATGTATTTAATAGTATTTTTGATGGGGCAGCAATTGGACAGTATTTGGGAGGTGTTGATCCAAGAAATAAAAAAGGTAATACAATAGGTTTTATAAACGAAACATGTGTTATTAAGTATAATAAATATAAATTTAAATGGATTGAAAAAGATGGAATAAATATGCCGTATATAATAATTGATAATAAACCTATTTTAATTAATAATCTACATATTCATTGTAAAAATTTAAAAAAATTTATGTTGTAATTATATTATAAATGTCAAAAAAAATAATATTTATAAATTGTGGAGGAAAAATGCAGGGGATTTATATTGTTTGCCATTGTTATTTTATAAATTTCCTGGTTATAAAACAATATATATAAATAAATTTAATGAAATAAATAAATTTAAAAATAGTATTATAATATTTGGAGGAGGAGGTATATTAGATACAAATAAGGAAAGAAACAAATATTATAATAATTTAGAAAAAAGTAATCTATATATTCATTGGGGATCTGGTTCAAATCGACTAAATCTAAATAAAATTACATGGAAAATAAATGATAATGAAAAGAATGTAAAAGATGATATTTTAAATAATTTTAAATTTATTGGAAGAAGAGATTATTTAGAGCGGTGCGTATTTTAAATGCCACATTTATATTATAAAAGTACTTAAAGAAATTTATTATATAATAAATAGGATATAAGTTTTTGCTTGTTTATTATATCTTCATAAAACTATATAATACTTACTCAAAAAGAGGAAACCGAATGGCGTATTATATAAACAAGTATGGTGTAAATTATTATTCA